ACGAAGAAGAACAATTTACCAATTGGCATGTTCATAGCTTGTACTGACACGATGTCATTAGCTAAAAGTTTAGAGAATACACGTCTAATTATAGGAAATACAACAGTTTCAAATGAACCTGATGAGTCAGAAACAGCAGCCTCGTTGATAAGGAAACTAGCTTCGTTTTCATATAATTGTGCAATGTTGTCTTTGTGGTGGCCTTCAAGATCCTCAAGGAATCCTAGGTCGTCCCATTTTTTGATGGTATCTTCTTTGATAACTCTAAGGTGTTTTAAACCGATGTTACCAACCATACCTGATTCTAATAATGCTCCCATTTTTTTAATATATTTGAGTTTGTTTTATTTTTATTTTATTTTGTTCATCAAGTCCTTCATTCTCTTGAACTGAGGATTCTCGTAAGCTTTCGCTTCAGACAATACTTCAGAAGAAGAAGATTGAGGAGTGGTGACTATTTTTTCTGCTACCGTTTCGGTGATAGGTTTCCCTGAACCTAATTCTCCGTCGATAGTTGAATAAAGACTCTTCGATTCTGTCATTGTAGAAACCGAGTCGAATCTCTTCAATATGTTTAATTTTTCTTGTTTGGTTGTAGAATGTTCTGTGAACAAACGAGTGGCGTATGCCAAGTTCGCATTGAACATAGCAACTTCATTCAGTTTGCCTTTGAATAACAATAGGGCTTTTTTGTACTCACCGTTTTGTTTTCTTAATGTTTCAACTTCTTCGTTGATACCGGAACCAGCTTTGAAAACCTTTTTAGATTTAAGTCCAGCACGTCCAGATCCTTCTGGTAACGATTTATCACCATGAATATTCCACTTAGTCCTTGCGGCTTCAGTAGCTTCCACTTCTTTAACTTCTCCGTCTCCACATTCGTCACATTCTTCCATTCCTTCTTTAGGCTCTTTCATAACTGGGCTACCCGTACCTTTTGGAGGAGTACCAGGATGGTCTTCAACTTGGGTAGCGTTTTTGCCACCTTTGCCAGGCTCTTTCTTCTCCGCTGGTTTCGTCCCTTTAACAGGAGTTCCTTCAAACGGTTCAGCTTGAGTTGTTTTTGTTCCACCTTTACCCGGTTCTTTTGTAGTAGGACTTCCAGTTCCAGGAACAGGTGTTCCAGGTCGTTTCGTGCCTTCTTGTTCGTTTGCTTGGAGTTTCTTCACGCCTTTGCCAACTTGCGCTTCGGAGTTTTCAGTATAAGTATTATCATTAGGTTTCCCTTGCTTAGGCTTACTTCCCTTACTCCCTTTTAACTCTTTTCTATCACCTTTAGGTTTCTCGCCATCAAAAGGGTCGCCAGCATCTTCTTCGTCGAGTTCGATTTCATATACAACCTCATCTGGGTCTGTTGCTGGATCGTTAGTTGGGATATCTTGTTCTGCAAGACCTTCAGGAAGTTCAGGTTCGTCTAAACCATCACTCGGAAGTTCTGGCTCTAAACCATCACCCGCAGGTTCTGGACTCTCATCTCCATCTAATTTGATAATGTAATCGTTTCCCTCATCTGAGAATTGAACGGTGTCACCGTCTTTCTTCACAACAATTCCGTCTTCAGGTTTCATAGCTTTGAAAACTTTCAAAACTTCTGCTTCTGAAGCTCCGGTCATGTCGAGAACATCGTCAGCTTCATCATCTGTATCAAGTTCGTCGCCCATTCCATCGCCCATATTTTCAAGGCCAGGAGGAACGTCGCCACTTGGTTCATCGTCAAGTTTGGGTTCATCGTCGGTTATCGAAGGTTCATCTACATCTTCAGGTGCATCTACACCGTCAACGTCTTTTTCCTCTTCATCAGGATTTACATCCTCTTGTTCCTTAAGCAAATCATTTAACTCTTGTTTCATTGTTGAAGCAAGTATGCCTTTTGCGTTCGCTTTCACAGCTTCCTCAAGTGTTTCTACTTGAAGCAATGCTTGTTCTAAAATTCCTTTTCCAGCCATTTTTTCGTTTCTGTTTGTTTTATAAATATTCGATTATTATTAAAAGTTTGTCATTATGCACTTTAAAGCACACATTTTTTGTTATTTTGATAAAAAATTATTAAGATTATACATCAGTTGAGACGATCTATTACCCTCAACTTTCGGTTCTTCAACCGACTCTTCATAGTTACCTCTGTCATCTAAATCACTAAAAACGTAAGCACCAGGGGTAGAAGGGGATGACACTAAGTCAAAACATACTAGTTCAAAATCGTCCTGAACGATGTTCTGACCCTTCATATTTTTTAATGACCCAACACCACGAGAAGAAATTCCTAATGTTGCCCCATTTAGTAATAAATTTGCTGCTTGGTCACCTTTACAACTGATTATTCCACCTTTTTTCCATCCGGGGGATGTAAAGATTTTGATCTTACCGAGTAAAGCGTTACCTTCCCACCACGTTTCAATAATTGAATGTGAGACTCGGTCTAAATCGATAAGAGATGATGTTGGGTGGTTAAGCTCGTTTAGAGCACCACCATTTTGAATAAGAATTTGGTATTTATCGTTTTCTCGCCTTAAAACGAACTCAGGATAAATTCTACCGTTCTTGTTTGGTGTATCGTATTTTTGTAAAACTGCATAAAGAATAAGGTCGGCCATGAAGTCCATCTCCCTCATTTCGGCAATGATTTCCTTGTTCTTTAGATCTAGAGGGGAGATATGACCGGAATCATATTCAATTAAGTAACCCTTTATACCTATATCATTTCGTCCTAATACCTTCATTTATAGTTGTGGATTTACTATAAATATATTGATATCAGAACTATTCTAAGTTTTGATGGTAATTAAGCGTAAAATATTTTACTTTTTGTTTTGGTGGAAGTTAAATAGAATTTCATTATCTAAGTCGGAATCAATGATTTCCTCGATCAAATTTTGTATGATGGTTCTCGTCTCATCAGATCTGATGTCGAAATATTTATCCGTGAACATTGTAATTTCCAGATTTAGAAATGATTTTTTCCCTATCTTGATTCCCTTAGTTCTAACGTCTAAGTCGACGATAGATTCCTTTTTGAATAAGTCGGAGTGGAGATCGTATATTCTTAATTTTATTTTTCGTTTGGTCTTCGAAATTATATTATCAAATTCTTCGTCCTCATTTTCAGGTGCTAACCATGAATTTAATTTTATGTAAATTGTCTTTAATTTTTTGTGGTTAACGGTACCATACCCTATTTTTACGTTTTCGTAATACCCCAAGGCAATAAATTTCCCTGTCTTCATGTATCTTCATCATATATAAAATTTATGGTGTTATACAAAAATATAAAGAAAAGAATCCATAAAACCAAAAAAAATGGATTTAAATCCCGTTTTTCAACTGTTGTAGCTTGTAGAGGTTGTATTTGGTGGTTTTCATTTGTTTTGTTTCCGTCAGAGCCGACTTTAATTTCCCCTTCACCTCAGTATCATCTTCCTCTGTTGCTAGGTCATTAAGCTTGGAACAGATCTCTTCTTGCAGTACGTTAAAGTCGTATGTTAACTCTTCATCTGAAATAGATAAAATCTTTTTCAATTCTTTCTTTTCGTCTTCAGTTAACGTCTCCTCAAATTTAGTGTTAAACTCACTAGTCAATACGACGTGTAATAAATTTTCGTTACTGGTATACTCGTCCGTAGATTCTGTCAGTTCTTTTTTTGTGGTCAAATGTTCAACCAACATTTTTTTCCCCGATATTTTCTTATCAACATTTTTAAACTATCATCCTCAGTAAGGAGATCCAAATTTTTGTATAATTCAACCTCAACCAAATTACCACCTTTAAATTTCTTATCAAGAGATTTACAATACTTCGAAACTCTTTTTGTCTTCTCCTTTAATAATCTCTCCACGTTCTCGACATATACCTTGGCAATATCCTTGTCTTCGATATACATATTTTCAACCTCCTCATAAAACAAATACAATTCTTTGAATTCGTTGTTCGCTTTAATTGATTCTAATATTTCTTTCACATTTTTTTTATCCCCAGCAATATATGCTTCGGTTAGGTTGTGTAAGATCTTGATTTTTAATGATCCAAATTTAGTCATCTGTTTGTTCCTTAATTAATTTATTATCACCATCGGCGTTATCCTCCATGATCTCGGATATCACCTTATCCATTTCATAAATATTATCCTGAGCCTTTTTGTTATCAAATAAATCAGTTAAACTTGTATCCTCACCTAACATTGATAAAATCTTAAATTTACTTGATTCATTCCTTAAAGCTTTATCTTCTTTTTCTTCTTTTCCTTCAGCTAAAGGTTCGGGGGCACCCGCTGCTGGAGCCCCTAAATCTCCACCTGGTGCTCCTACACCTTCACCACCCGCTGGGTCACCTAATGGGTCGGTCATATCCATACCGCCACCGCCACCTCCACCAGGCATTCCACCTTCTTCACCTTCACCACCGCCAGCGGCCAAGGTATCTTCAATTTGTTTTCTTTCCTCTTCAGGTATACCATATTTCTTATCAACATCATCAAATACACCTGTACGTCTGATAATCTGTGCTGTGTTCATTAATTCAGAGCCAATCGCACGTTCCATTCTTTGCTGTTGTAAGTCAAGAATAACTTCATCATCACTCATACCTAAGATGTTCTTCTTCGCCCATGTGTGTGACACAGGAAGAATACCCATCTGAGATTGATCGGAAGTCGCGTCCTTGTACATTGTAATTTTTTCTTTCCAAGATTCGATCTTCAATAAGTCAGACTGTCCCGATGGGTTAGTCATCATTAATGTAAAGTTGTTTAACTCATCTTCCATTCCCAGAAGGAATAGGTGAATCAATGCGATTTTGTTTAATTCCTGAATCAACGATTGTTGAATCCTATTAATTGTTCTTGCGAAACGAATGTCAAGTAAAGCTAACCCTTTACCATTACCCACAACGTCCTCAAACCCAAGGAACGCTTTCGGGATCCTAAGAGCCGCTAACATTTTCTTTTGGATATACTCGATGTCGGCAATTTCACCTAAGTTCTGTGCCCCAGGTAATGTTTCAATTGGACTACTCTGTGAGATGTCCCTCATTGGAATGAAATAATCTTGGTCCACCGCCATCTGATTATATCTCATATCCACCTGTCCGTTATTTTGGTCGACAATTTGGTCTCTCTTAAATTTGTTTGCAATTCTCTGTACGTAAGGTTCAATATCCTTATCGTCCATGTTTCCAACGAATACCTTAAATACTCTTCTTTCAGGAGCTCTAGATGTTCTATAAATTAACATAGCGTCCTCCGCAAGGAGTAACTGCTTCCAAATACGTCGGATCTTATCCAACATGGATGTACCATATGGGAGTTTCCTATCATCACCAAGAATCCTAAAGTGAGCAACTTCCCACGCCTGGAATTCCATATCTTTGTTGTTCCAAGTAAATCTGAGTTCCCGGGTTGGGAACTTACTACTCACCCTATCACTTTGGTTCGGGCTAGACTGTCGAGCCCCTTCAAGTCGTTGGATCTCAATGTTCGGTAATTGTTGACAACCGATAATACCTTTGGCTGCATCAATTTTTAGATAAACGAAATTATCACCATACTTGGACATACCTCTTGCCCACATTTGTATGTTGGTATTAATGTCTAATACATTATAAAAGAGGTCATCTAAAATAGATTTAATTCTTTTTGAATCGGAATGGATGGTTAAAATCTGACCCTTTTCCGATTTGGTTGTAGATTCTTCCGCGTAGATATCAAGTGCAGCGGATACTTCGGGAGTGTTATGTGAAAAAATTGTATCTGTTGCGAAATTTTTAAATCCAGGAACCGTTAAATCATATACGGGAACAATACCAAAGGGTTCAATTGACACTATTTTATGATTTACAATAACATCCTCCTCCACATTCTTTTTTGGGTGATAATGTTTCGATTTTTCAATTCCGTAACCATTTAAAAATGTTACCCAATCATTAAACCCACCATCTCTAATTGAGTTAAGTATTTTCTTTTTACTAACACCTAAACTTTTTGCAGTTTCAGTAATTGTATTTTTTTCTCTAGCAACATCCACCAATAAATCCCATGGTATATGTTTAAAATTATTATTATTTTCCCCATCGGTGTCGGAATTACTTTTCTCAATGTTATAAACATTTAAAAAATCAAACCAATTTTTAAACCCATGTGTTTTTAATGTCCTTTGTATTTTAGGTATCGACACCTTTAAATCTTCCCCAACTAATTTAATTGTTTTATTAATTGTCGCAGATTCAACTATTTTATTGATATTTAATTCAAAATATGATGGGTTATTTTTTCCTAATCTCTTACCATTCCATGACATTTTACCTGTTCTTCTAGCAACTTCTGACATTTTCTTCCTATATTCAGGGTTCTTCCATAATTTTTTATTATGAATTTTCGCATGATATGATCTATGCTCATTAATATTCATAATCTTCAAATTTTCAGGTAAATTGTTTTTTCCATTAAAATCTATATGATGAACTTCTTCATTATCTTCTTTTCCTCTATAAACCCATTCGGCAATTAAATTATGTTCTGTAACCCATCCATTGTGCCCTTCATCAGAGTTACAACTATATACCCAATTATAATTGTTGTTATTATAGAAGGATTTCCTATAAAATGGCATCATCGAATCTCCCGATTTTAAATTCTCAACTTCACAAAAAACACCATCTCTTTTTAAAAATCTATGGTGATGAGTTGCAATGATGTGTGAATTATCATCAAATTTAATTTTATATGTCATTTCATCCCTTGTGTGATGAGCATCGTGAGCTTTAGCTGGAACGACTTTTTTTAAATTATGGTCATATGCATATGTGATAAATTCATTATCCCTACCTTTATCTGACAATTCTTTTATCGTAATAAAACCATTCGGTGTTGCTATTTTAGTATCACCATGAATCGAAAATTCCATAGATTCGTAATCGTAATACGCTGATAATCTGTTAGGTTCGTAGTAAACTGATTGATTATAAAGCGACATGTCGAGTTTCGACCATTTGTCAGCGATATATTGAGTTTGCTTTGCTTGTAACAAAGCGTTTTCATATTCTTCTTTACTGTCAGTTTTCAGTAATTCATCTTTGTTGAATTGAAACGACGGTGGTGGGGGCGACACGGTGTTGCCCTGAAAACCGAAAGTTTTCGTTAATCGTTGAAAGATGGTCATATCTGGTTGTTTTGCCATACCTATAAATATTCGTTATAATGTAAACATTTTTTTTATATTATTGAAGCTTATCGTTGTTTCTTCTTACTATGGAATAACCACGAAAACTCCTGGTATTGTTGTTTTAAAGTTTGTACCTGATCGTTTTGAAATAAAGGATTACCTTCAAGATCCCCATCCGTTGACATCGATCCCATGGGGTCGAAAGCTTGACCCTGAGAATAAAACGATTTATTGGGCTCGTAAGTTCTTTCTGATATCATCCAAGAATCTAATATCGATTTATTGACGGAATCAACCCTTTCAAGTTGACCGAAATTCATGTCCGCAATGTATAGTGCGATTGCACAACTCATAATAGCGTCGTCATGTGTTCCCTTCATATGGTCAGGACGACCATTAACGTAAACAAATGTGTTCATTTCATTCACCAATCTTTGTGACCTAATAATGAACCCATGTCTTAGTTGTTCCTCAAAAGCGGCAACAATTTGTGTTCTCTTGTTGTTAAAGTTAACACCCGGGATTTTTTCCATCGCCGTAGCATTATACTCCCAAATATTCTGAGTGTTGATTCCCTCGATGTACATATTCTTATATCCCATCTCTTGGAACTTCCTGGCGGTCGCAACCCCCATTCCGCCAGTAATATCAATACCAACAAACGCCTTATATAAAACAGCCCATCTATATGCTACCTCAGCCAAATTATCTGGTGGGATTTTACCGACGTATTCAAGTACTTGTTCCCGATCATCAAAGTCCAGTATACAAATACCTGAGAAGTCTTCGCTATCACCCCTAGAAACGTCAATGCCCATGACATATCGATGACCTTCGATTGGTTCTTTCCAGTGCCACATTGTACCACTCATAAACTTCTCTTTCGGTTCTCTGAGCATATTCTTAACAATGTTCTCCCTTGTTTCATATGGAATTACACTATCCCCTGAGCCTAAGAAGTCACACTCAATCTCCTGAGCAATTTTTCTTGGGTCATACTTTAATTTCTTTGACATTGATTCAAACCACGGAGAATACGGTTTATATCCATCATCTAGTGTCTTTTGGTAATCTTCCATGGTAACACCCGTTAAGATAAACCCCTCTTCGTCGTCCTGATATAATGGGCGATTCAACATGTAGTGAACCATTTCTTTAACCTTAATCCATCTTAATTCTTTTGAGTAACGTGGGTCTTTGTACCATTGGAGGTCTGTGATATGGAAATCATTTATACCTTTAATAGACTGGTCGAAAACCGTATAGTAAATTGGGTCGAAACCGTTTGGTGTCGAAATCAGAATAATCTTACCACCCGTTGAAAGTGATGCCATGGAAGCAGCCCAAAAATCGTCACCCGCTTCAATGTATGCGGCCTCATCAAATATTAGAATGGTCGGAGTATAACCCCTAAGAGCATCCTTTGAGGTTGCGACGGCTTTAACCTCACAACCGTTATTTAATCTAAATCGACTTTCGGAGTTTTTATCTGGGGAGAATCCCACGTTCATCCAATCTGGCCATTGTAATAAGAATCCCCGGATCTTATTCGCCATTTCAATTGCGGTATCTCGTTTGTTCGCAACAATTAGAACCTTTTCTGGTTTTTCTTCTTTGGCGGTTTGTAACACTTTAGATATCCACGCTGCGGTTACAGTCGTTACACCCGCCTGACGATACTTTCTGGTGATGTTTTCGTTGTAGTTCTCATAATCATCCAGTAATTTTATTTGATCAGGAAAGAGATCCAACGGGACATTACGTTTCTGGGTATTATCGAAAGTTTGAAGATAGGTACGCATGGCGTACGGCGTATCTTTAATAATACGAGCGTATTCTTTTAACTGTTCTATGTTAGTAGCCATACGTATAAATACAAACTAGTCTGTCAAATTATTCACGATTCCCTTGTTTCCGGGCAATCATTTGTTGAATTTTCTGAGACAGTCCCCAATCTTCAGCGTCAATCGCTTGGTTCAGTTCGTAGTTTAATGCATTAAGTCCCATTCCGGAAAGTTTCTTATCGTCCATCTCAACATTTCCTTCTGGTTCATCTTCCCCCTGAGTAATCCCTAAACCTTGTAGAAAGGTATCCATGTCTTCATCACTGGTTTCAGCTGCGGCTTCTTGTACGTCACTTTGTAGTTCTACAATGTCAGGTGTTGTGTCTTCTTGATTGAAAGCAGCTCGGACACCTACCATTAGATGTTCCATCATTTGCTGTCCTCTGTCTGTTCCAGATAGTACCTCTTTCACGAAAACTAAGAAATCTCTCGCTTCCAATTTGAATATGGCAAGTAATAGGTAATTTTGTAATTCTTTTTGATTTTCGTCAAGTAATATTTCTTCAGGGAATTGTGACCTAATCCTATTCCATATCGATGGTCCTAATCGGATATCCCAAATTTCCTTTTCTAAAGTGTCTTCGGATCTACTGACATCTTCCCACCCAACTTCGGGTTGTCCTTGAACTGCGAAGATTTCCATAATACCTTTGATAATTTCATGAACTAAAACAGGAAAATTAACACCCCGAGCTTTAATTGTTGGGGGTTCTGTGTTCCTATCAACCTCTTCTTGTCCAGCCATAGATGATGAATCCATTGCCATGTTCATTTGTTCATCGGGCATTTGCCAATACATTGTGTCGTTAATTGACATCATGATACCATAGTCTCTAATGAGTGTTTCTGACCCCGTGATATTGGCGAGTCTATCGGCCACGTTATGATACATATAGTACCCTTTCATAGCTGAACCTTGAATTATACTATTAATTAATCGTCTCTTCGCTTTCTCCATATCAAGATGTTCGAGATTTTGTGCGATTTCAACTTCATTTTCAACTCCCGCTTCATCATCTTGAGGTTCTTCTTCTTGATTATCCTCGTCCCGATTCATACCGGCCGTATCCATCTCACCTATACCTACGATTTTTACATCAAATTGAAATGCGTCATCAGGGATCTTCATTTCTTGTTTCACCACTTCAACCGCCAATTGCTCCAATTCTTCTCTATGTGCCATTTCGATTTGAGTGATACTTTGTAATGATTGCATTGCCGCTCTCGCTAAAGGCATCATACCACCTACGCCCTGTAATGAAATAGGTCGTCCTGTATATTCTTCAACTTTTTGGATCACCTCTCTATATCTTTCAGAAGCCAGTAGTTCTTGGAAATTACTATCTTCTTGACCCTCTTCCGGGGTGGGTAAATCAACTTTATCAAATGGAGTATCACCTTGTGATAACTTATCTTGTACTCCACGATCTGGTTCATTTTCCGGAGGTAAGTCCATTGCCATTTCTCTGAGATTTTTTCTAATAGATTTTTTTATACTTTTGTTAGTGAGTTTCATACTTTAATCGGGTTTTTGAGCTTTTGGGGCTGGATTTATACCTGGACCTGGTTGATATGGGGTTGCTGGCCTGTTAGGTTTTAGACCCGGATCACCTGGTTTTGTTGTTGGTTCTGCTGGGGCGGTTTCAGAGTTCTTAATCGAGTCGTATGTTAAAAAATCGGGAATTTCAACTTTCGTTTCTGGTTCCATTACTTCCTGTTCAGTTAATTTTTGAGTAATCATTTCCATGATCTCATTTTTTGACGTGAACGGATGAACGTTCTTCCCCACAACTTGATTGACCCACTCGGTTAAATCAAGACCCATTTCACCTGGCTTGGATACTGGTTGAGATGCGGGAGCAATAGATTCTTTAGTTTCTTCTTTCTTGTCATCATCATCTTTAATGATACCCTTACTCTTTAACCATTCAGTTTTACTTTTGAATTTTGGTTTTTCTTCTTCATCAATTTCTTTTGCACTAGGCGTTATACCATCTTCTTTCATTCTTTTAAGTAGTTCTTTAAGATTGGCTATTTTTTTCTCGTCCTTACAGTGTTTAATTTTGTATTTGATTTTCTTAATTATAGAGTCTTTATCTTTGTCCTTATCTTTATCCTTATCCTCAGTCATTTCACTCTCATAAGCCACAAATTGCTTCTTCTGTTGTTTTGCTTGGTTGATGGCATTAACATCCGTTCTTGGAATATTCACCGGACTGACATCATTTTGTTCACCTAAGATTCTGTTAGATAACACTCCAAGTTGTTTGTCGTTCAGGTTGACCAGAGTTTTTTCGGAAAACCCTTCTTTAATTAACGCCCCTATTATATCTTTTCTTTTCATTTGCGTAGTTTGTATTGAATTTCGTCATTTATTAACCTAAGCCCCTTCGTTTCTAATTTATTGGTTACACTTTCTAAGGTGTCCCCATAATGGAACGATACTCTTATCGGTCTCTCCTCCGAGTCTATGTCAAATGGTTCCCAACCCAACGCGATGATCCCATCCGCTGCGTCTACTACACCAAAAAAATCGGAATTCTGAACTAAATATAGTTGTA